AGCCAAAAGATTCAAGACGGAGACAAAGAACTGTAAATAACAAAGAAATGTACATAATAAACGACACTTATTTTCAATCGCCTAAAAGAGAAATTCCTAATTTGGATGAAGCAGACAGCAAGTCGTTTGCCGAACTAGAAAGGTTAATTGATGAAGAGTGTCGTTTGTTTATGTATAACTTTTTGACAGCTGATGAAGTAACTGATTTTGAATCTTATTTGGAAGATGGTATTTTCCCAACCGTAACAACTGGTATTCCTCAAAAATGGATTGATTTAGTTAACGGAACTACTTATACTATAAATGGTGTAGATTTAGTTTGGAACGGTTTGATTTATTCATTAGGAACATCAAAACAATCGTTATTAGCTGATTATGTTTATTCTATTTGGTTAGAAACGCAAGCTAGTTATATGACTGGCGTAGGCGATGCTAAAGGAAATCCGAAAGGAGCAATAATGTATCTTTCTTCAGCATCTTTAATACCTGCCATTTTAGCCATCCATACAGTGTTTAAAACAACTGTTAATTGCCCTTTGAAATTACTTAAACGAACTCTTGTAGCCATTGCCATAATAACATCAAAAATATTAGGAGCAACATAATAACCAGCCAATCCAGCAGGAACGATGAAAGCAGAAGCCTCAGTTTCTAATCCTGAAAGATTTACAGTTAATCCATCACCATCTAACAATTGGTCGTCAATTTTTTGGTCTACTAATTCTCTTGCGTGTTCTTGGAAATCTTGAACGATTGCAGGTGCGTGCATCATCAAACGTTTTGTGAATTTCCATCTTACTGCAACCTCTTTAATATCATGCTTTGTAGAAGTCCAATCAGCATCAGCTAAAGGCTTCAAAGCTCCCTCTGCAATAAATTCAGCGTCTCCATCTTCATTGATACGGTCTGAAGTCCATATACTCTCAGTTCCGGGCTGTGTCTTAACAGTAACCAAAGGCAACATAATGTTTTCAGGCTTCGGTACGTGACCAATTTCCGTGTCAATATAGTTTCCAAATAATGGAGAAAAACCACCTGCTACGTTTGGAGTAACGTTTGCAGTAGTCATTAACGCAGCAACTTTAATTACTGTTGAAGCTCCGTAATGCTTGTCAGATTCAGTGAATTTTTCGATGTTATCCTCTACGAATTTAACGAAAGTTCCTTTTTCTGCTTCGGCTTTACCGTCTGCTTTTTCGAGCATTTTGTTGTAGTTGTCTTTCAACTCCAGCAATTCTTTAGCGATATTTTCAAACGCTTCTTTTTGTTCTTCTTTTAAAGATTCGACTGCTTTATTGATTTCTTCTTTAGTCGATTTAGCTTCAAAATCTCTTTTTGATACTGAATATGTTTCAGCTTCTTCGGGCGTCATCTTGTCAATTTCAGCCTGACTTTTGTACTTAAAATCCATTTGCTTTTTAGATTTAATTGTTAAATAATTCTTCTTCTTTTTGGTTCTTGAGTGACTTCTGTCGGCTCTTCTTTATTTGAAAGTGATTCATCGGCTTTCATATTGTTTTCTAATGTTGGTGTTATCGTATTGCTTCCCATTACTACCGCACTACCCTCTACTAATTTAGCTTCTGTAACTGCCCAGAAATATCCTGCTTCATCCGCTCTTTCGTTGTTAGCTATTTCTTTGTAGTATTTCTGCCAATTCTCGTAATATTGTCCTGAACCGCTATCATTTATGCAAAGATACATTTTAACATATCTCATACCTACCGAGTGATTCAAAACATAACCGTCACGGTATTGCTTAAACATAAATTCATTTCGGTTCTTGCCTATGGTAGCGTCAAAGATTAATGCTTCCGTTTTTCCGTTCATAGAAAGTCCTAACTGCTTCCAAGTATAGTTCTGAACAAAAGCATCAACATCGCTCGTTATAATCTTGTCAAACTTCATTTGGTGTTCCTGAAGAAGATAGATGGTTTTTTGCTCTGTTAGCGTCTTTCCCCAAATACCCGGCATGTGAACATCGCAATGGCTGTCCATCCAATTAGTAGTGTTTATTACCAACTTTGTTTTTAAAGTGTTAATGTCCTCGTTTATTGGTTTGTTATTGATAGCCTTGTATGCGCCCTCTTCTTCAACAGAAAATTCTTTTGTATAGCTGAAAGCATCAGCTTCTTTAACGCTGTATTTCTTTTCTGCAATAAGTTCTTTTTCATTCTTAATCAAGAAATCAAACAACTGCGATTTTTCTGCAAAGTTTGGTATTTTCATTTGTTCACTTGGTTACCGTTAATCAACGCTTCTTTTCTTTTTTCTAATTCTCTTTTAAGTTCTGGAGAAATATCTTTTTTCTTCAATAGTTTTTCTATTTCTTCTACATTCATAGCTTTAGGTATTTAATATTCTGTTTGCCATTGCATTTGCATCAACTTCATTTAAAGCTCCAATTTCTTTTGCTTTCATAATATTATCTAACTGTAATCCTACTCTTTCGGCTCTTTCTTTTTCGAATACTTGGTTGAACATTAAGTGACCCCAGCTCATTCTTATATCTTGTAAACTGTATTGGCTTTCAAACCAATCCGTAAGCATTTGACCTTTTGGCGTCATACAGTACTCTACAAGCCTTGCCATTGCCTTTTCTTGATTCTCATATGTTGACCCTCTTAAGTTGGCTTCTAATATGTCACGAGGAATATTAAACATCGTGCCAAACATAAAATAATCATTATAGAAACTTTCGTCAAGTTTTAGCTTTCCAATATCTTCAACAAACCTATTAATGTCAACCATAGATTTGATAGCGTGTACCTGCTTATTTCCTCTTACCTTGGTTTCAATGTCCGTCTGCTCAATCTTTGTCATTGGGGTTTCAGTAACATTGTTTGGATCTGCTTGTCCAGCTACTAAAAACTTCTGTGCAAATTCCAGATTAATAGCCTTAGCGTCTAAAGATAATTCACTATTTTTTATTACTTTGTACAAAGCGTCTATACGGCTGTAACCGTTTAGAGGGTTGTCTGTTCCAGCATTTGTAAGATCATAAAAAGGCGTAATTTCGTTTAAGGCAATTGACTTTGTTTGACCGTTTTCAAAACGATATGTAATATTATTTTTAAGAACGTCTTTATAACTTGAATTTGAAAGAAACAAAGCCTTTAACTTGTTTATTACCGATGCGTCCCAAACTATATTTACAGGATTTAGCCATTGCAAAGAATTGTTATCGCTTATTACGCTTGAATTATTAGGGTTGTATAGATAAGCAACTCCAAAAATATTAAGCCAAAACTTGTAATCCCATAAAAACTGCGTCCACGTCTGCGTTATGTTTGGCTTTTTAGACAGCGAATAAAGAAAATCATATTCTTTTACTTTTTCTTCTTGGTATTTATTTATTTTACCTAAAGAAAATATATCGCAATCTAACGAAATAACCTTTAGCAATGCTGGACTATTTGTAACAATCTTTAACTTCTCGTTATCAGGTATTACTTTTCCAACTGCCGTACTTGAACTGAACATTGTGTAAAATATGTTACCCATATTGTCCTGTTCAATCTTTAACGGCTCTCTTTGATTTCCACCAAAACCAAAACTAAAGTGAAAACTCATACGTTTAAAAGTAAAAAATCCCTGCCTATGTTGCCATAAGTAGGGATTAAGTTATAAATACTGATAGAGGTTCTACGCATCTTCACATAGGTTTAGGGCAAATATAGGTAAATTATCTATATGGATTGTAATTTTTTAAATATTTCTTATTAATCCTTCTTTTCTCCAATATTCTGCTCCGTAACGTGCGGGATCCATCAAGTGGTTGTCCGTGTCTTCGGGTTCTTCTAGAACTATTCCGTAACGGTCAACTTTACGTGAGTAGTTTTCCTGCTCATACTTTAAATTAGCGCTTGTGTTGGTATAATAAACCTTTAACGAGTTAAGCAAGTCTATTCCATCAATAACTGAACCCGCTCCTTTTGTGGCTGAAATAGAATATTCAAATCCAGCACGCCTTAACGCTAATATCTTTAACGGCCTGTTGCTATCACAAACAATAACTTTTTCAGGGTTTATGTTCATCTTTCTGAACTTCCACATAACCAATCCTTCTTCCGTATTGTCAATCTGTGCTAATTCGGTTGCCGTAAGTTTTTCACGTATTTTGTTTTCGCTATCATAATTAAGCTCGTGAAGGTATAATCCACCATCGTAATACTTCATATGCAAAACTCCCATAGGGTCAACCGCACCCCAATCGACTGCATATAAGTCAGGTGCTTTTATGGCATTGAACGCATCTATAGGTATTTCAGTCCAATGGAATATCCTGTTAGGGCGTTCTGCTTTTTCTCCTAATCCATAAACTTGCCATTTGTATTCAGATGCTGAATTTATAGATTCATTTAGCCTGCATCTTGAAAGCTCTTTTAAATGCTTTTCGGAAAGATTTAGATTGTTTACTTCAATATCATAAAACCTTGCTAATTCTTCGGTAAGGGTTTTATTCACTACTAAATAGCAAAGTTTTATAGGCTGGTAGGAAAGTATTTTTTGCTTCTGTTCTTCAGGACAAAAAGGATTGTCTTTAAATGTTGACCTAATAACTAATGTTCTTGGGTCTTTCATTAAATCATCGCTCCAATGGTCTTTCTTTGGATTTAAATCTAATAAAACAAAATCTGAAGTTCTTTGGTCAATCTGGTCGAAAGTGTCTTTAGAAATCTTGTAAGGTTCATTGAACCAAGATACGTCTTGGGTTAATCCGTGTACGGTTTCTTCATCATCTGTTCCGTGTATCTCGAAAGTGGAATCCGTATCGTATGTAAATATGCTTTCGGTCTTATTGAAGTTTTGACCTACTTTATAACGACCTGTTTTTTTTAGACGTTTAAGAGTATCATTTAAAACTGTTTTCTTGCAGTCTGTTTTTGTATCCCTCCAAACAGTCATACGCTTGTTGTTTTGGCTTCTTGCGTATGTATCGTAGACATCTATAAGGGAAACTGTCTTTGAGCTTCTTGAACTGCCTATATTGATTATGTAACGGTATTTACGTTCTCCTTTTTCATTAAGTTCGTTAATAGCGTTCCAATTCTTTTCATAAACAATTGTAGCTTCAAATTCCATTATTCAGAATCTTCTTCAGGTTTTACTATTGTGACTTTTAAAGGCGCAGGTGCAGTTTCTGGTTTCCTTTGAAAATTATCTTTTTCATAACCTCCAAGATGCTTCATTAGCTTTTCAACCGCATCAAGTTTTGAAATGGTTTTAACTTTCTTTGTGCTACCTATTGAAGTACCAGCCATTCTTATTTCATCGCTTGACAATTCAGAAATCATTTGTCTTGCAATGATAGGCATTTCTTTTATATTTAAAAGATTTCCATTATCGTCATATAAGTCTGCTATGTCGAAGCGAACCATCCCAGATAAAGTATAAACAAGCTCGTCAATAGTAGCTTTGTTACGCTCATAAGCTTCTCTTTGCAAATCTTTTATTCTTAGAGATATATTAGGGTCTGCGTGAACTCTACAGGCTTCTACGGCAACACTATTTGAGTTCATTGCTTCGGCATCATAGGCTATCCTGTAAGCTGTTGATTGATTCATACATACAATGTAGCTTTGACAGTATTTTTCTTGTTTATCAGTTAGTGCCATAACCCCAAAACTATTAAATTAATTCGACATATCAAAATTTATATTTATCTCTTGCTTGTTCTGTAAGTATTAGGTTGTATTTTACGAGTTCTTCTAAATTTTGACCTAAATTTATTGAATGTTCGTATGAAATGTGCAAATCCCCATTGGTAACACATTTTACAGATTCTAATCGGTTGCATATTTCAAACCCTTCAAATATCACTTCTGATTTAGCTTTTTGAAATGAAATCAAAATATCTCTCATTTCTTCAGGTGATGCATTAAATTTTTTAGCATCCTCTCCTTCAAATGGAATGTATGGTGTTTTTAAAACATTTCCTTGATCATCACAAGGAACGAAATATTTAAGTTCCAAAGGCATTGAAAGGAATTTGGCGTAGTTTGATGTGTTGGCTATATAATTCGCGCTACAATGGGAGTCTAAATCATCTTCAGCCCATTTTTTATATTGCTCCAGCACATAAGCTGTCATACTTTTTAATACTTCCATAATTTATACTTTTGATATTGATAATATGCAAAACCCTTCATCTAATCCGAATACACCGCCCTCTAAAACGTGATCAATTCTTCTATGTACAAAATTTCCTGTATATTGATTTGCGTCTTTGTCAAATTCTCTTAATAGAAGATAATCTCCTAATTTAAAGTTTCTATCGTTTTTACGAAGTTCATAATTTTTAATTCCAGAAACTAACAATCCGAAATACTCTTGCCAAACTTTTAAATCGTGTGTCATAATCCCAATGTTTAATTTGTTTTACTGTTTAATTTTATTGGTTAAAAATGTTTTGGACACCATTCCCATTTTTCTTCACGGAATTGCTCAATAGGTATGGTTAAAACAGAACAACCTACTGCTATTAATTCGCCCATTTCTCTCTTTTCTTTTAGTGTAGGCTTTTCGATTGGCTGTCCCGCCATTTTATATTTTTTACCCTCACAAGGGCATTTAAAAATTTGTACTGGGTTTTTCATCTTATTTACTGTTTAGTGTTGATTTGTCTATTGCTAAATTTCGCTCCAAAAGTCCGTACAAATCAAAATGAAGCTCGTGAAGAAATGAGGTTATTTCCATTATTTGTGAAAGGGATATGTCTACAGTATTTTCATCACGCTCACTTGTGTATTCACATCCTGGCTGAATTACTTCAATACTTAATTCTTTGTTATCCCACAAACTTATACACACGTCTAAATCTCCAATTAGGTCGTTTATTTCATCCATCGGAATTATCTCAACGCCATTATGAACTATTGTTTTGGTTAGCATTTCTAAAGGATATAGAATTGGCTTGAAATCATCATACGAACAGTATTTAAAACCGTGTATCTGAGGTTGTGTAGAAATAGAATATTTACCACGCATATCAGTCAATTCAACTATTTTGCCTTTAATCATTACTTGAAGCTTAAAAGGATAATATCCAGCTATTTCTTTAAGTGTAAGTTTTTCCATTAGTAAATTGGTTTTTTGGGTTTAATGATTGGTTGATAGTGAGTGTAAATCTTTGAATAAATTAATGCTTTTTCTGATGAATCATTATAGCCATTAATAGTTACATCTCCATGATTAGTCATAAACCAAAATTCTACACTTTTACCATCTGTATTAGGCAAATCATCTTCTGAATGTATAGAAATCCAATTGTTGTTGGTTTCGATTCCTGCAAGTAACTTTGGACGTAGATTAAATCCATCTATAGATGTTTCAAAATCCAAATCATCAATATTAGTATTATTTTTTGATTCAAACCAATTGTACCATCCATTTTCTTCAACGAAATATTTCAATTCCTCCCAATAAATTCCATAAGCCACTTCAATAGCTTTTTGTTTTGCGTTTTCCATTTTATCTAAAGATTAATGTTTTGTCAAGTTTTGTTTAGTTAATTTCAGAATTAAGTTCTTTGACTTTCATATCGAGATAATTTTTCGCCACAATTACAATAAGACTCTCCTAAATAATGTTTGTAATCTCCTTCTATTAACCACCATTCTGTTGTATTATCGTCATCACTTTTTCCAAAAAGCAAGTCTTTTTCATTACCAACATAGTAATTGTTGTTGTAAGAGCTTATTTCTGGTATATGCTTGAATTGGTTCATATCCATACCTTCTGTGTAAAAATCGTAATTTGCCATAATCGTTAATTTTTGTGATGTACATCTCTAATCTTTATTGTTGAATGTTTCGGAGTAGTATTTTATATTGGAGAATGGTAGTAAATTGATAAAAAACCGATTTTTAATACTTTATATCCCAAGCACCATTGTATTTTACCTATTTGAAAATTAGTTCTAATTTCTACCCAAAAAAGAGGAAGTATTTTAAACCTTTCGCAAGTACCAAATTTTTTACTTAAAATTATATTTTTCATAATTTCTCCAATATAATTAGTTTTACATTTTCTTTGTTTAAATCAACTCCTTTAGACTGTAATAGGCTTCGGAATGAATTGTTTTTACTTAAATAGTATGGTTTATTCTGTTCAAAACAATAAAACAAATCTTCTTTTTTGTCATAACATTCAACAACATCTTCAACATCAAAGGAAATTTCATATTTGGTTACTTCTCCGAGTATTTTGAAATCAAATATTTTACCTCCTTCTGGTGTTCTAGCAACCATTCTTATTGGTTCTTCTATTTTTTCTATAACAGTATTACTCGGAACTTCCACGCAATACAATTTGTTTTCTATTAGTGTGGTCATCCTTATTAGTTTTTAATTGTTATTGGTTCGGTGCATAGTTTGAAATTTGAGCGTATCCAATTGTTTGAATATTGTCCAACTTCATCTTCCCATTCTTTTTCTATTTCCTTATATACACAAACACCTCTAAAATTGCCTTCATTTGTCTTATTACTCTCCTCCATTGTCATAACTACAATAAATCCATTAGTAAGATATTGACCAGTCTTGCTCCAATCTATTTCAGTTGACTTACCGAAAAGCTCTCTGTATTCTTGGATTGAGATTTCTGTTTTGGTTCTATCTCTTCCGTAAACTCCAAATTTATAATATGTATTTTGTCTAAAAAATGTAGAATCTGGAAAGTATTTCATTGAATATTCATCACCTACTTTCTCCCCACACGCTTTTGCAATTTCAGCGCATTCGTTAGCTTCTTCTTGTGATGTTACTTTTACCTGAACTTCTCGGATGGATAAGTTGGTATCGGTATTACCGAGGGCAGGTTTTTTAATTCCCTCGATTTCGGGTGTTTTAAAATCATAATCTCTAATAATGTCTGCCCAAACACCATTAATTAAAATCCAAATCCCTTTACATTCTGGTTGTTTTTCATCATAAATCCAAAAACCTTGATTATAATGATTTGAAATACGCATTGATTCTAAATTGAAAACATTTAAGGTAAATTCTCCTTGATGGTTTTTAATTTTAATTCCATTTTCAAAACCTAATTTTTTAGCTTGTTCAAATAAATTTTCAAATACAATATGATGTCTGCTAAATTTACCATCGTATTTTATTTCTTCTTCAAAATCATATTCATTAACACTTTTTGATTTAGGTTTAAGCCATTCAAAATTATGTTCTTCTGGATTGGCTTGTGAAACACTCACTTCCGTATTCAAAGCCAAATGCTTTTCTATTTTATCTAAACGCTTTTCGTTTTCTAATTGTAATTTCTGTAACTTTTTATACTTTCCCATAATATTAATTTTTTAAATTGTAAATAATAATTCCGACAACGGCTAAAAATAAGCCAACAATAAAAGCATTTTTATTTACTTTAAATTCTTTGATAGCTTCTTTTTTTAAGAAGAAAAGATACTTTCCCATAATTTAATTTTTTAAATATTCAACAATTCCAAAACCCGCTATAACAAAAGCGATTCCGATAAATACTATACAACAGCAACCAAATCTAAATAATGGCTCGTTTAGTCTGTCTATTTCTTCGTTTGTCATAATAAATTATTTTTATTTAAAGAATCGTAAACTTTATTATTTAAGTCAATTTCTTTATTTAAATCTTCAAGTATTTTGTTGTTAATTTCCGATTTTATGCTGTCTTCACGTTTTTGAATAAATTCTTTCTTTTGTTCTTTATATACGTCTTTCCATAAATAAATTGAAAAGATAAAAATCAGCAACCCAAGAAAACTCATTATTGTAAGCACAATTCTTGATGTTAGAGACATTCTAAATACTTCGTCCATATCTCTAAAATTTAAATCCGATTCTTAATACTACAGTTGGTTCCATCTTATTAGGCTCTGCATAAAACTTATTATCGCTTTTATAATCAAGCATTCCGCGAACCCCGATAAAAGTATTATCCGAGATAACGGCATCAAAACCAGCTTCAAATCCAGCCATTGCGTTAGCGCCTTTTCTTTTTGTAGATCCGACACGTGCTCCAATATAGAATTTATAGTCTCTAAATCTGTCGGTAAATATATTTACTCCGCCAGAAGCGATGAAATCAATTGAATTTTCGTTTTGAGTAGTTGCTAAAATGCTTGCACGAACGTAACCGCCACCGCTGTACTCAACTTCTGCTCCGTAAACTACGCTCGGCTTATCTTCCATCTGAACGCCAGACACTAAAGAGATCGCTCCGAATTCTTGTGCATACCCTACCGAAGTAAATAGTAATGCGAGTATTAGTTTTTTCATAGTTCGTGTTTTATTGGGTATTTATTTTTTTTGAAATCTTCAACAGCTTTTCTTGCTTTATCAATACTTCCATAGTATTCGGTTGTAGTAACGCTATACGAACGGTTTCCCTCGGAATTTAAATCAACGAACTTAATCACATCTTTATATTTTGTCCCTAAAAACCAATGATAATTATGTTCTTTAATTTTTAAAAGCTTTTGTATTTTACAAGAACCATTTCTAAATTCTAATATTCTAAATTTTTCTTCCATAACTATTTATTTTTATCGATTTCAATTAATTCTACCAACTCTAAAATGCTATTCAATACAAATGAAGGCTGACCTTTAAAAGTTGCCATAACCTTTCCATTTGACTTAAATGTGATTCTTTTTAATTCAGGATTCTCTTTGTAAAGAGTGTTGATGTGTTGTTGTATTTCTTCCCACATAGCTTATTTATATTTCAATTACACTAAATGGTATTTCTTCATAAACTCTTTCAAGTTCTTCAATTGTATCAGGATAATCTTCAGATTCTTGATATTCTTTTTCGTATTTTTTTGATTCTTCGGTATCGCAAAATTCTATCATTGCTTTTTTAACCGCTTCAAAATCGCTTATAGCATCTACTTTTAATAATTTTAAGTCATTATCAAAAAAACTTAATATTCCAACTACATATTTTTTCATAGCTTATTTTTTTAATGCTTCCTTTTCTATTGTCAATAATGCTTCATTCGTGATTACTTTTGATAGAGTAACATCAGGATTAATATTGTTTGATTTGCATAAATGAATAAAATTTTCTAAAGATATTGACCGCCTTCCATTTTTCCAATCTGATAACTGCTCTGGAGCTATTCCTGCATTAGCAGAAATTTGCCTTTGAGTAGATCCGGTTAACTTTATAAATTCTATTATTGCTTTTTGAAAGTCTTTCATAATTTATTTTTTATAACCCCCGTTGTCGGTGGAGGCTTTACCTTTTTTACAAACTGTCTTCAAAAGCTTCATATTCCTTTTCATTTAATCTCGTGTGTAAAACGTTTAAACCTGCTACAAATACAATTGAACTATTTTCTTCTGTGCTTTTTTTTGCTTCAATAATATCCGCTTTTAATTCTTCTGTTGTTCTTAACGAAAATTTGCTTTCTAATTTTTTGATTAAATTCATAATATTATGTTTTAATGTTGTTGTTTTGTTTAGCAAATATACGTCTATATTTTAATTACGCAATAGTTTAATTAAAATATTTTAAAACTTTAACATATACCCCAATTCACAAAATCTATTTTACCCTGCCATTCGTTTATTCTTTGGTTGTATATATCTGTCTTTTCAAGGGTTCGCTTTACTTTTAAGGCGTTTAGTTCTTTTTGTAGGTCGTCTATTGTGGGTGTTTGTTGTTTAGACATTAAAATAGTTTCTGTTGCCCTACGTGGTTTTTTATTCTTTTGATTGATGAATCGTAGTAGTCTTTATCCAATTCACAAGCCGTCAATTCAAATCCGTAATCGTGGCAAGCTATGGCGATGCTTCCAGAACCTAAATGGGTATCTAATATTTTATCATTTTGTTTTGCGTAGTTATCTAATAACCATTGATATAACTGAACAGGTTTTTGAGTTGGATGATATTTTTTAGAAGCAGATGTTTTCCCATCTAAATTTCCATAATAACGGTAATCAAATTGTTTTGACACTTTATTAAATGAAGTGTAAGCAAGCTCTCCATCGCTAAAGTTTGGTACAGGATTTCCTTTAAACCAAAATATAAAACCTTTACAGCCTTTTTGCCATAATATAGGAAAATAATTACCGCCCCAAACTATTTGATTTTTAGATACACGTATAAGCTCTTTAAAATATTCATCTGTTGGGATTTCATTATCCCATTCTGCGTTTTTATACTTATTTGCTTTAATGCGTTCTCCATTTGTTGCTTTGTTAGTCCTATTAAATTCTCCAAAACCAATTCCGTATGGCGGGTCTGTGATAGCTAAATCATAAAAATTATCTGGAGTTCTTTTTAATAAATCCATGCAATCTTCGTTTGTTATAGTTATTTTGTCAGTAATTTGCATAATGCTTTATTTAAAGTTAAATCTGATAAGTAAGTCCCTGTAGTTTCTCTATTGGTATTTTCGTCTTTATAAGTTCCCTTAAATATATCTGGTCTAAAAGCCATTGTTTGTTTTACGTCTTTATTTAACATAAAACCAACTTGTTTTGTGTCTAAGGCTACTAAAGCAAATAAATCAACTGATTCAGAAGTATGCAATTGTTTGTTTTTCTTGCCACACCTTTTAATATTAAATTGATATGCTTTTATAGGATTTTTTCTTTGCAAAACATTCCGTAAACCTCTTGTTGTTTTAACCTGAACTTTCAAAAGTTTTCCTTCATAGTCCATTACAACATCATAAGGAAGTCCTTGTTCGGACGGATAGGCTATAAATCCCATCATAATTAATTCTGCGCAAACGATATATTCTCCAGCTTTACCAATTTGCATATCTGATATTTTTTCCATACGTTAAATGTACGTATTTATGTTGTAATTATCTTCTTTTTTAATAATAATTTATTTGTAAATTCCTATTTCGATGTTAAATCTCTTCCTAAATTCCAATCTTTCTTCAGTTGTAAAATTTCTATCTTGCAATTTTAGCCACTTGATAATCGACCTTGATTTTGAAATAGCTATTTTTATTTCCTCAATATCTAACTTAGTTATTTTAAGGCTTTGTAAGGCGTTTAAATATTCTAAATAATCTTTACCATACAATTTAACTATTCCTTCCTGATATCTAACAGTATCGCCTGATTTCCACATATTAGAATGTTCTGATTGATTCCAAATGTTTTCAAGGTGAAATCTTAATGTTTGGTTGGCGCCAATTGATATGTAATGCCCTGCGTTGCGTTTTCCTTCCATTGTTCCTGTTGCAATGCACGGATGCCCTTTATCAATTTCACGAACGATAGCATTAATTTCCTTTTGTAAATCGTTTTTCCAATCTGACAAAGTTTTCAACTTATCACGCAATACTTTAGTTTTCTGCCTTGATTTTTTTTCTTTGGAAGCTTTTACTTTTTCCATTGCTTTTTTAATCAGAATGTTTTTTGCTTCAGTTCCAGATTCTTTGCATTCAGGAGTTGATTCGCAATAACGGTAGTTGAATATTTTTTGCTCGAATTTATTACGGCAGAAACGGCAATTAGCTTGTCTCATAATGTTTCAAAGTAAAATATTCCATTAAACGGCTTTTCTATTGTGATCCCAAAAAGTTTTGCAACTTCATTCATATATGCAATCCTTTTTTTAGTGTTTTCTACTTCGGTTTTCTTAGGAAGTTTTGCTAATCGAATATGAAAAGTAAGCATATAATTTCGGAATCCTTCTAAGTCAAGGCTTCTTTTATAATGGTTTACGATACGTAATGCAGGAAGTAAATTATCAATGCAATTAACGTTTTCAAGAGCAATATATCCAGGTTTTTCAAATCCTTTCTTTAGCCATTCATTCAAGTATTTTGGTAGTACGTGGTCAACTTGCCACTTATCGTCCAAAGGAAGTCCACTGTATGCGCAAAAACCGCCATACTTAATTCTAACTTGCTCTCTCAATTTTTTATTTATTGCCATAAAGATACTTTATCTATGAATATTAACTTCTATTATTTCTGATTGTGTTTTTTCTTCCACCTGCTTTACTAACCTTTGAATCATTTTTAATTCTTCAAACTCTTTAGCAAAACTTTCTGCATATTCCATCAAATTCAATAGTAGTTGGTTATCTACAATTTGTTTTTCGTAAAATATTTTCAGGTCTTCAATATACATTTTTCCGCCTATGCACAGTTTTTCTTCGATAAGCCTTTTATGTATTGAAAATTTTTATTTATTTTCCATTGCTTTTGCAATATATTTTTCTTTTTTTAATTCTTGTTCTGTCATAATAGTATTTTTTAAAATTATTATTTATTTTTTAAGTTATATCCCAAATCCTTTTTTACTTTTTCTGTTTTACGCTGGCGTTCGTTCCATTTTACGCCCCGAAGTTCAATATGTTTTTCCTGAATCTCCCTTGAAAACCTGCAAATAGTTTCGATGCTCGGTATTTCTTTATTTACAATCTTATCGAAAAACTTTCCTACTTCCGTTTCGTGTTCTATTCCGTGGTTAATCTTGTAGTATAATCGGCATAGTGAAGCGTTGCAGTCGGAAGTGGCGGGATAGCTTTGCAGTATTGTCTTTACTTGAAGTCTTATGTTTTTCATCATTTAAGATTTTTATTACCGCATTTGGAACATGTTTGAATTGTTTTATTTAATCCTTCAAACATGCCTAATGTAAATATAAATGCAAAAACCCTATATCCGCCTTCTTCTTGTTTTTCCTGAAAGTGCTTTCTTTTCTTTTCACACACATTGCAATATTTTTTTATTGATTTCATAATTTAAAATTTAGGATTAGCTTTAGAATTTACTTTGTTTGCTACTTTGCTGTCATAAACCGAATCATCAACAATATACGGCAACCAATTTTTATCTACCGAATAGCTGAATATTTCAAAAGGTTGGTTTCTTGAATATTCAGGAGTTACTACAGTATATTCGCCTTCATTTTCTACAAAAACTACTGTTTCTGCTTTCTTCAATACGGCACTTCCTAAATGTCCGGTTGGCTTTTTGCTTTGAAAATTACGGTGCAATACGGTTATGATGTGGCATTGTTCCTTTGCGCTCCATTCCAATAATTTCTGCGCTACTTTGTTGGAAGCTTCAAGGTCATTAACATCGTTAATTAAATCGGCTACACCATCAATAGAAACTACTCCGATGTTTCCTTTGTACTTGCTTTCAAAAAAAAGCCAATCAATAAATTCTAATCTCTCATTAGCTGACAATTTACGCAAAGAGAACGGAATATAAAATTTAGGATTTACGCCCACCATTTCAGAAACTCGTCTGAATACTCTTTGGCTATGAAACTCCGACTGCTCCGTATCAATGTCAATAACATACTTTTCGCTATTGTTATGACCTTTTATTGTTCCTGCGTAAACATTTGCGTTTCCACCGATATAGCTTGCCAAAAGCATTGATTTTAAGAACGTTTTTTTAGATTTTGAAGCTCCAACAATACAGCTAAAATCTCCATAACTTCCGTAAGGTATAGGATATTCATTGCCTTTGTAAATTGAACTCCCGATTGATATTGCTACGGGTTGCGGTTTTAATATCTCGTCAATGTCAATAAAATGATCGTCGTGTATCTTTTGAAAGTCTTTGGTAGTTTCCGCTTTTTCAGAAGCAATCTTAAAATCTGGAATTTTAATAAAATCATCCATTATGGTAAATTTTTATATCTGTTAATTGCTTCTGTTATTTGATTGTTTAAAGCTTGTTTTATTTGGTCGAAGCTCCATATTCCTTTGAAATACTTTTCTACATCTTCTTTATTTTCATTTATCAATTTCTGTTCTTCTTCTCTATTTTCCATAAAATCACAAAGACCTATCGATTTTCTAAACTTATTGCATTCGATATGGTTTAAATTTCTTCTAAATGTCTCATATTGCAATTCTAAAGGGATTTTTAATAACTCATTCAAAGTCTGTTGAGAGTGTTTTAAATCTTTGGTTACTTCTATCTCTCGCATAAAGCAATAAGTATATATTTTACCGAATATTGTATTCTCTACAAGTTCTTTTTTCTTTTCTCTATTAACCCACTCTGCCAAAAAAGTAAGCGCAGCGATATCGTTAACATTTGGTTCAAACTTTCCATTTTGGAATCTCCAAAAAAGTCTATTGATTGCTTTTTCAATTGTAGTTATTGGCTGATTCATAATTTATCTTCTTTTGGTTTTTGTTTCGGTTTAACTTGTCTTGCGCTCATTAATAATTTTGGCAACTGTTCCCGAAGCTTAGCGGTGCTTAGTATATTGCTTTTCCAAAATTCACCTTCTGGACTTGCCAAATAGCTGAACACATCCCGAAGGTCTTGTATTGTTCCTTCTTTATTTTCGATGATTAAACGTATTGGTGTTACGTACGTTCCAAACTTTGCGTTCTTCTGATGCACGGTAGATGCGTTCTTTTCTTCAAGGTTTTCTATAAACAGCCTTTGGAACTCTTTTGCGGTTCGTGCATAATGCAATAAAGAAATATCTACTTCCGAAATTTCAATTTCGGATAAAAGCTTTTTGTCTATATTATTTATTTTACTTTCTTTTTCTATTTGGTTCGATGTAGGCTTTTCATTATTTTCTTCAAGGCTTTCTAAAGGCTTAGCTTTAGGCTTTAATGTAGGCTTACTTTTAGTGCCTCCTTTTGAACCTCCTCGAACCAAATTTAACCGACTTTCACAGCTTGGAATAAATAAGGTCGCATTGTGTATCTGTATAAGATTTAATGAACGGAGCTTTTCAATTATCTTTGTTATATCTTCAATAGTAACACAAAATTTTCTGCTCCAAACATCTTTTTTAACTTCCGTTTTATTATCATTCAGCATAGCCAAATCGATAAGTTCACGATACAGTCCTCGCTCACTAAGATTTAATTCGAAAACACTTTCTGAATTACCCCAATCTTTGGGATACCAAGTATATCCAAGCTTAGCCATTTAAACCTCCTTCCGATTCTGTAATTTTATTAATCTCTGTACGAAGTGTTTTTGCGAATTTTATTGCTGTTGATTTATCAAGCCAAACAACTGTTTCTACGCCATCATGCCAACTTTTTATTTCAATCCAATTATTTGGCGATTGAGATTGAGCAATATTGCATTGTATAAAAGAATTTTCTTCTAATGCGTCTAAGAATTTTAATTCAAATTTTGCCATAATAAATAAAGGTTTTAAGTTCCAGTAAACTATTAAGTTATATAAATGACAAAACCCCGATAGGCTCTCACACTCTATCAGGGTTTGTCGGTTAGTCATAAAGACTAAATATCTTCCGTGCAAGTGAGAGATTGCTAAAACAAATTTACAATAATATTCCGAACATACAACTAAACCATAAAATTTATTTTGCTTTCGTAGATGTGGTAGGTTTCAGTAATCCTAAATACTCTTTCAAAAGTATAAGGACTTTTGTCTATGTTTAAACGAATAGCTTTGTGTTTTATAGCCATTACAGAACGATTGAATACTCTTGATAAATCTTCATTTGAAAGAAACGGAAATAAGTATTCAAACTTTTCCGTTTCTTTTTCTTCCCACTCTCTCATATACTAAAATGGAAGGTCATCGTGTTCTTCATCTTTAAAACTCGGCGCAGGTTCAAAAGTTTGCGTAGATGTGTTGATAGGCTCTTTTGAATTGTTTAATGCCTCGATACGCCAGCCTTGAATACTGTTGAAGTATTTTGTTTCACCTTGTGGGTTCGTCCATTCACGGCCACGAAGATTCAAAGAAACCTTAACTTCTTGTCCTAATTTGTAATTATTAAGTAAATCGCATTTATCTTGAGTAAACTCAATTAAGATATGTTGCGGATATTGCTCATCAGTAGTTATTACTAACTCTCTTTTTTGAAACGCTGCGCTTACTTGTTGTGTCGCATTAATTACTTTTACTTTTCCTGTAATTTCCATTTTATTTATTTATTAATTGTTAATCGTTAAAATTTAAAGTTATCTCTTCGTTCGGTTCAGGTATATCAGTATTGAAATATTCCAAAGCAAACTGTCTTATTTCTGCAACGTAATCCATAAAAGCCGATTTTGAAAGTTCTGTTGTTGATTTTGTCCTTTCCGTAATATCCCCTGTATCTTCATTTACGAATAATGTTTCACGCAGAAATTTCATTTTTAACAAATCGTGTACGTCCTCATTACTCATAATATATCCGGCATCTTTAAGGCATTTTTTAACTATCGGAATTATAACGCCGTGATAATATCTGTTCTGTTGGTTAGATCGTTTGTTTTTTACCGGCTCAATAGTAAAAATACAATCTTTGCCTTCAAAACTTGAAACAGCTTCTACAATTTGGTTTATATTTCGTTTAAACTTTCCTTTAAGTACTGATGTTATAATTTGGATTTTCATATTAATTCGTTATAAGCTAATACCGACCAAGCTAAAACCTTTTTACACGTTGCTTCTGAAAACATTCCGATATGTGTATATTTATCAGGAAGCATTAAAAAGTCTGCTAATTTTTCGTAAGCCGTATCACGATCCATTTTTTTATACTTCCAAAGCATATCAAATTTTTCGTGTGCCTTTCGCTTCCAATATCTCAAGTCTTTATTCGCTAACCTTCCAAGTGTTTGGCCGTCGTCGTGAGTTCCTACGTAGCTATCGCATTTTGGAAAGTTTATACAGCATATTACTTTCCTGCCTTTATATTCCTTACCGTAAATTTCTGTTTCTGTTGTTACTCGTGTTTCTGATTTACAGTAAGGACATATTTTGGCGTTTAAAATATCTAATTGGTATTGAGTTAATTCCATATAGTTTTTTAAAAGTGAATACCTTTTATAGGGTACATTTTAGTAAAATTAGTAAACTCAATCGAAGAATCCCAGTCACATTCATACCCTCCTTTATACCACGTAAAAATCATATCACATAACCACACGCTCGGCTCTTGAATATCTTCTGGAATTTCCTTTGGAATACTAAAATCAGTTTCTCCTCCAAGCCACTCATTTAAAATGTCTTGGTCGTTTATTTTATCTTGAGTGCAAACACCAATATCAATCAGCCTGAAATCATTAAGCACATCTATTGCCATAACACAGCCTACAAACTTAAAATTTTTTGTTTGCATTAGAATTTAATAGTAATAGAACTTTTACGTGGCGTTGTTGAAACTTTTGGCACATCATTACCGTAAGCATCAATAACGTCTTGCTTTTGCGCTAATTTAAGCAATTCAGCACGTGATTTCAAGTCTTTATCCAATTGTAAATAAATAGGGTCTTCTGAATAGTTAATTGTATTACCTCCGTTTACAGGATTAAACTCTACGCCAAAGCATGTTGTTTTTTCATCAGGCAGATGTTTTCTTAATTCTGAATCAGCAGAATTTATAACTTCTTTTAGCCTTGCCAAATTTGCCATAACTTGAAGCTTGTCAGTTTCTCCGTTTTCTAACAAATCATCAATCATTTTTTTTCCTGTTGCAATTGCTTCTTTTTTTGTGAAGTCTTGAGCGTAAAGGTTTGAAATTTCTCCTGCTCTTAATTGTAAAAATTGTTCTGAACTTTTTGACATAATATTATTTTTTAGGTGTTAATTTTTCTTTTAATGTTGTAACGTATTTACTAAATAAAACTTGATCGGATTCTGTTAATGATTTATATTTTGTTCCAAGCTCTTCAATAGTTCCTGCGCTGTCTAAATCCAATTGAATTTCTAAACGTCTATTTTCTTCTTTTTCTTTAGCTTCAGATTGTTCTTTTTCTTTAGCTTTTTCTTCTACCGGTTTAAACTCTTCTTTCATTTCTTCAACATATCTAACATCATCAAATTTGCCCATAAAAATATCAGCGTTAAACCCAAGTTTAGATATTGCCTTAGTCAAAGCATCGGTTTCAATTTTTTTTGCAAAATTATCGTCTACTTTTGTTTTTGCGTTATCCATGAATAATTTTATAGAATTTATTATAGGAAATTCTCCTTCTGGATAAAAGAAATTAGCCTTAAAAACAACCAAATCTAATCTTTCTACTAAAGAATAGTCAAGTTCAATATTTTTGAAACCCCATGTTTTTCCATAAGATCCAAACTTTTCAGTAACATTCATTATTTGGAATTGTGGCGAAATAGAAGTTATTTTGTTTCCACCAACATTAGCATTTTTTGTATATGCTGGATTTGTTTTTTCAACCGATTTCCAAAGTTTTAGATTATCTTCTGACATAACTAATATGTTTTATTTAATTCGCTCAACGGTTTGTCGAAGTCTGGATTAGTAATTACCTTGATGTTCTCGGATTTTTTTGTGGTTGTTTCATACTCACGCTTTATTGAATTGTTTATTAATTCTATCCACGCGTTGAATTTCTGTGATTCTTTTTGCAAAGGCGTTAGCTTTGTATTTGAAGCTATTGAACTTTTTTGCATTAGGTATATATCTTGTGGGCTCATAACTCTATTTTTAATATATGTTTAAGATTACTTTCTCCATTTAAATAAATTTGGTAATTAAAATAAATATTATTTTTCATTTTAAGAATAATCTCCTTGGTATCTAATCTAACTTTTGATATTTCGAAAGCTTTAAGCCTATATGTTTTTGGATAATCATGAATATTTAAATGGAACTCACAAACAACTAAATCACCTTGTTTTAGTTCTTCAAATTGCTCTAATGTATGTAATTCTGTATATTTCATAATCTATTTAATCTATGTGTTAATGTTGCTTTTAATTTGATGTATTCTATAACTGAATCTGTATCTTCATTCAAAGAAGCTATAAACATAGCTGATTCATTATATCTTCGCTCCATATTCTCCCAAAGCTTCTTGATGTTTTTTATTTCTTCAAGGTTGTTTTCAATCCAAATTTCTTGAGGTGAATAAATTTCTTCATCAAACACCTCAATTTCATTTGCAGGGTTTGAAGGGTTTTCTAATCCTGTTGTTTTATCGTCGTAGCTGTTCATAATTTTTTCGCATAAATTAATCTAAATTCCCCAAATCCGTAAAATGAGCCATACCTGTATTTACCGTCATCATTTTTGAATATGTATTTTCCAATGGTTAAAATGTTATCTTCTTTAAATTTTTCTATTGCTGAAGATTCGTTTTGAGCGATAATTGGAAATTTGTTTTTCTTGTCATTTACAATATGACCTTCAACATGTTTCCATTGTATATAAATATCAAATTTTTTCATAACTATCTAATTTTTAAAGTTCCTTTTACTTCTGAATCATAATCAATTCCTTCAAAATCTACGTATTTTAATCTCAATATTTTTCCGTAGAAATTAATTTTCTCTAAACCGTGTTTGCTGTTGTAATCTCGGCTTAATTTTGACTGTGTAATTTTAGCTTTTTTAATTTTTTCATCCTTAAGCATTTCGGATTGGCTTTCAAACTCTTTGTCAACCCAATTTTGAAAAGTTGTTTTTTCTTCTTGTATCATTTTTTATGTTTTAATTATTAATTGATTATGCAAATATATACATAATTGCATTTACGCATACAATTAATTATGTTAAAGTTTTAAAAATAAAAAACCCACTCGTTAGAATGGGTTTACTTTACTGCTATTTAATTAGTTTTATGTCCTTATATTTATATAGAAAATCGAAAGGAAAATCTAAATAAAGCATTATTATTTTAAGTTTTTCTTCTGATAAGCACCCGAAATAACCTTTTAGAAACTTTGATAAATTTGGTTGTGATATTCCATTTACATTTTTACAAAGTTTGCTTTGCGTTATTCCTCTGTAACCCATTGCGAATTTAAGGGCATCGGGATTAATTTCTGATTTAAGTTTTATAATCATACGATGTACTTCCTGTAAAGCCAATATCCTAAAGGAATCAGGAATAGTAAAAGCCACCATAAACTGACTGCTTCAGTCTGCTTTGATTTGGTTTTAATATTCGTTTCTTCTTTTTGGCGTATTGCTGATTCTAATTTGTGGTTTATAGATTCTGTTTGGATGGCCGTTTCTTTTTTATCCGACTGAATATTTGATACTGAATTGTCAGATTTAGCTTTATAAGTTACGTTTGCATTTTCCCAAACCGTTTTAGTTGTGTTTCCGTCTTTGGTTACGGTCTTTGTAACAGGTTTTAACGGATCAATAGCTTTAACATCTTCTTCTAATTCTGAAATATCGCTGTTAATAGTTGTTTTATCGGTTGTAAAGGATTCTTTTTTGTTTTCAGTGTTAGTAGATATCTCTTCTTTTAAGACCTCTGTAAGCTCCGATTTTGATTCTGTCTTGTTTATTTCCGTGTTTACTTTCCGTGAAGCGCAGGAGCATAAAATAATAGCTGATAGTAATAGTATTGGTTTTTTCATTTAGAATATTTTTTAATTATAAATTTTGGGAATCCTTTTGGTACTTTAAATCCTAATCCTATGTGTAAGCACCAAAATCCCCAGCATATTCCTAAACCGTAAACTTTAATGACCTCTACATTCATTATTACTGAAAATAAATATGGAGTAATTGCAAAATCTTCTCCGTTTATTCTCGTGTCCATATAACCGCCTACTATATTCATAATCCATTTATTAAGTTATACAAAAATACTAATCCTGAAAATGCAAATACTATCTTCCAATAGTTAGATGCGTGGGTGTATTTATTCATTTTCCGAATCTCCATTAAGTTTTGATTTTACTTTTCTATAATTTTGAGAACTGTCTTTAAATAAACTTTCATAAATACTAAAAGTAGATATTTTTCTACCTATTGCCGTTACAGAAAATTGTCTTGTAACAAAGTGAGGTTTTCCACATATAGTACCGCTGATTCTTAATTTAGAAACATCAACACTACCATGTCTTGGATTTTCTAAATTATATTCTTTTAAAAATTGGTTTATTTCATTAAATACTTCTTCAATATTCATTTCTAAAGGATTAGAAACTAAATTTTTTGAAAATTCTAATACAGCTTGTTCGCATCTGTTTCTGACTTTGTAATCTTTGTGGTGAAAGAAATTAAATTTTTCCATAATATAAAAAAATAATGCCCCCACTCGCTACAAATGAAGGCATTAATAAATTTTAGTTGTAGCGAATTACAAATGTAGTGAATTATTATCTTGAAACTACAAAAATTCTACCATTAGAAAAATTTATCACTTTTTCACTTTTAGTATTATTAGATTTTAAATACTCAATAGCTTCAAATATCTGATTCCTGTCTTTATCTGTAAAACAATTATATAGAGTTCTGTTTATAAATTTATTCTCTATTAATGTACTTTCGTAAATCATTATTATAATATTTATAAACATTTTCATACTTCAGTCCCTCCTTTCTTATTTCCGTGAACTACATCTCCAATAATTAATTCATTTCCATACCAAGTTGAATTTTTCATAAAATTTATTTTTAAAAGTTAAATTCAAAGATAATAAAAAAGCCTTGACAAATCAATGCAAGGCTTTAGTTTAATAAAACACAATGGATATTTGTTGGTCACGGTGTTTTAAAGTGGCTCAAAAAGGACTCGAACCTTTGACTTTTTCGTTATGAGCGAACTACTCTAACCATCTGAGTTATAAAGCCGATGTAAAACTAATAAATTAATATCAATTACAAAACTATTCCAAATAAAAAAACCGCTTTCTATATTTTACAAAGAAGCGGTTTAAATATTTTATTATGAATTGTAAATGTAATGATTATTTTAATTGAAAATGAGGTGCATCGAAAAATTTCCAATCTACTCCAGCATCAATTTCAATTCCTAATCTTGTACCGGTTGCTTTTATATGTTTTGCGATAGCCTTTAATCTTGGAATAACATCTTTGTCGCTTACTTGAACAGATCCATTATAAAACGGATATAAGTCAACTGCATATCCGTAACTGTCCGATTTAGGCTGATGGTTGGATTTATTTTTAATTCCATCAGTCTTTGTAACGATAGCGCCTTTAGTCGTTCTGCCCTGCGCATATAACTGCTGTTGTCTTGCAAGTGTTCTAACTCCTTCGGTAATTGTGAAGTCGTAAGGCGTATCTTTAATAGCTTCATTCATAACTTTAACCAAATTAGGGTGAACCCCTTTCAAGCTGTCTAAACTTCTTTGTGAAAATTTTCCCATAATTATTTATTTTTTAAGCTGTCTAAAGATATTTTTAACGATTCAGAATTTCTTTTGAACTTATCTTTTTCCAGACGGTTAGTGTTTATCAATAGTTTGTGTTCGACTTCTATTGCCTTGCTGGGCTTTATAGCCTCCATCTTCGGTAATTCTGAAGAAAATAAGCTGGTAAGGAAGCCTATAAATCCCAAATATAATATAAAGGTTAGGTTTTTCATTTCTTTGTCCTTTTCATTACTTCAAGCTCTATTCTCAAGCTATCTATTATTTTGTTGTTGTTCTTCATTTCATTGTTTTCTTGGCGAAGCTTTTCACTGTCACGCTCCTTTAAAAAATCAATCTGCCGTATATATTGGTTTTCCTTTACTATCCGCCTGTATTCTATATTTTCTAAATTGACATTATTCCTTACGATTATGTAAACTATAATGGCTATAAGAACGGCAATAAAAAAGTTTTTCCTTAAGTTTAACTTTTCCAATTCTTTTTTTTTGCTCCACCACCTGTCTATCCTTAACCATAAATTCCAAATGTGATTCCCTATGTTAAGGTATTTGATGATATCCATTTCTTTAATTTAGTAAAGCATTGCTTAATATTTTGACATTTTGACCTTAACCAAATTATAAATTTTATTGTGAATATGACATCATAAAAAAGGAATATTAAAAATAAAAATGTTCCTATTATAGTCTGTGCGCTGAATATTATACTAATCATTTCGGGGGCGTTTTAATTTAGCCACCAAGATAAATAAAATAATTATAGCAAATATTATAAAAGGTTGTGTATATTGTGTTATATAATTTGAGTAATCATTTGCAAGTATCACGTCTATTTCTGAAGCTGTCTTATCTGAATTGTGGTATTTTACCGAACATACTCTAACTGCTGAAACTAAATTGGCAAAGAATAATGATACTACAATTCCATAGCACACCTTTGGAACTAACTTAAACTTCTTAACGTCTGAATAAACGTAAAAAGCAAAAAACAGAGCTTCCAAAGAATATAATATCTCGGAAGCTCTGTAATAAAACAATTCGTAATTCGACAACCAGCGACCTATAACATAGTAAAAAAGCAATAAAATAATTATTACTTCCTTGCGCTGTATGTTGTCGAAATATTTCATTTATTTTTTGATTGGTCTTAAAGGTCTTGGAAGTCCTGATTCGTCAAGGTCATTATTAAAGTCAAAATAAACTTCGATTCCTTTTGCTTCATAATCCTTTGCGTGCAGGTCTAACATTGCATTGTTAGCTGATACATCTGCATCCGTCCAATCTTCCAAATAAATAGTTACTTTTTTCATTTCAAGTGGTATTTAAGTTAGCCGTAAATGTAATGAAAAAAATTAAATAAAAATAATTTATAAAAAGTGCTTGTAATTAATTTTAATGCTTATATTTGCTGAAGTAAAAACAATTAAAAATATTTATTATGAAAAAACAAAAATCATTTTTATTAATTTTTTTATCTTCAATCTTTATTTTGTCTTGTCAGGAATCTGAAAACAAAAAAAAAGAATACGAAATTCCTAAAGTTGAAAGGTTCGTTACAGATACTATTGAGGATATAAAAATAGTAAAATCAATTAAAGAGATAAATGAAACCTCAACTGGTTATGAGTACAAATATGATTGGCTAAATGGTAAATTCCGACAACAACCTACTGTAAATAGTGAAATGAAATATTATATAGTTTTTACTAATGGTCAAATTGAAGAAACAACTAAAAATAAAGGTATGTTTTATTCTCAAGGAGATACAGTTAAAACTTATAGATATATTTATTCAAATTAAAAATTATGGCACATAATGAAAGAAACGCAGGACGTAAATTAAGGTACGGAGAAAAAAAAGTAAGAGTAGTTAGATACTATCCACCAATTGCTATTCCTGAAATAGACGAAAAGGTAAATGAAATATTAGAAACATATAAAAAGAAGTAGTGGGATTGTTGAACTTATTAAAGATTAGAATCATGAAAACAAGTGGATTTAAAGATTATCGTTTAAAAGAATATGATAAATATTATGAAAAAGAAATAAATGCCTTAAAAAATTTTAATGAAGATCACTTAAAAGATGCTGATTTAATAGTATTTGGAGTAAAAGAAGGAACGTCAATGACTGCAAATGGAACATTAAGTGATAGGGAAGAAAAAATAGTGTTAAGTATTATACAATGGCTTGGAACGCCAGTAGGACAAGGATTTATTCAAACTATTTAAAACATAAAAAAACGCCCTCAATTAGAAGGCGTTTTTTTACTTAAATCTGATATAGTTTCGTCTTTCACGTTAGAACTCTTAGAACTCCCGAAAAGATAACCCACTACTATCAGCATAAGGTTATTAATCTGCTGTGATTCGCTTTCAGATACTTCAACAAAAGATATTATTATATAACCGCCCAATATTACTATAACGGCAATAACATTCTGTATCTTGAAGCTATTCAGGAATTTCATCTGTTACAGGAATATTTTTAATCAGTTCTTGATTTGCCTTATTCACTTCTACCAACTGCTGATTAGACTTTTCTAATTCAGCTTTTAGTTGCTCTATTTCCGCATTAGCGTTACTTAATTTGTTTTCAGATTCTGACAATAGATTTGAGGTTTCAGATAATTGATTGTTAGTCGATTTCAATTCTGTTTCAAGTGATTTGTTTTCGTCTTGGAGTTGAGATACGTTTAAAATAAGCTGATTATTTATTCCCTCAACAACTTCTGACAAATCCATAACTGTAGGAGAATTTTCAATACCAAAATCAACAGGCATTGTATCAAAGGTCTTTTCTCCAAATAATACGCCATTTTCGAAAACCTGTTCTTTATAAGAATAATCGCATCCTTGTATTTCTCCGTTTGACTGCCAAGCAATTCTAAATTGCTGTGGTACTGTTTTTTTACTAAAGTTCATAATTATAAATTTATTTCTGTTCCTGTTACATAAGTTACTGTTCCTGTTCCAACCGTTGCCGTTCTAATTCTTGCTAAAGCGTTTATAGGTATAACTCCAACTAATGTTCCTGTCTGCGCGTTAGTCAATTGAACCGTTACCGTTAATCCTACACCGCTTGAATTTCCTACTTGTGATGGATTTAGCCAAGTAGTACCACCATTAATTGAATATTCTAAAAAAGCTGTTGCCGTTGACGTGCCTACCAAAAGTGGATTTGTGACTTGGCACGTAACAGAGTAAGACACTATTGTGTTTCGTGTAGCCGAAGGTGTAAAGTTAGTATTTAATGGTCTTGTAGCAATTGAAATTACAGGCTGTGGTAATGTGAAATTAGGATAAGTACCCGAAGCACCATTTATTACAACCGTCTGGTCAGGAAGCGTATTCGAAATTGCATTTGAAGTTATTGCAATGCCTGTTCCTGCCGTATAGGTATTTTGTGGAATTACAACTGTATTTCCTGATGAAATGCTCAAATTATTTCCTGAAACGCTCAAGGTCTGTAATTCATTGGTTATGCTTCCATCAATTTCCGTTGTCAAATATCCTGCACCATTAGTCAGTTGATTATTGTTTGTGGGTATCGTTGGCTTTCCTGTTATTTCTGAATAAGTTGGAACGTATGACAAAGGCTTAAATCGTGCATCCAATTGACTTTTGCTATAAGTGAACCCTGAATTTTCAGTAACGAAATAATTCCAACCTAAACCGTTGTTGTATTCAGGAATCTGTGTTGTTGAATTAACTTGGATTCTTCCGATTAAAGGAGTAGCTGTATTTGATATTGCGTGTCCTCTTACAGGAACTATCAAAATACTATCCATTTTCCAACCATTTCTATGCGTGTTCAACGTACTTGTGTTTCCTGAAACATTAAATACAGTTTGTGATTGCAAATTAAAAGCTGTTAGAAGTAAAAAAACGATAATCTTGATTGTTAGTTTGTTTTTCATTGGTTTTAGTTTTTGTTGAAATATACAGTTATTAAATCGGTAGCCATCACAGCCATTGTTATTGTGCCTGTGGTTGAATTAAATGTGAATGGCCCTTGCGTGATATCTCCATTTAATACCACCATAGAAATATTGGTTGCGCCTATAAGGGCATTGTTTTGATAAGTAGCCGATGGAGAGGATATTGTTGCGCTTACAGAACGTGCCGTTTCTATTGCATTATATACTTCCCATGTCGAAGCACCTCCGACCTTTAGCTTGTTAATAGAAGTATTGAAGTACATTGCCCCTGACTGATATGCTGGCTCCGTACCTGTAGTGTATTTACCTAAAAATACAAGTCCTGTTAGTTTTATATCTCCAACTACATCTAACATTACATCAGGACTGAATTTTCCTAAACCAACAAATCCCCCAAATCTATTAATTGTAATCGCTTTAGCAGTATTGTCGGCAAAATTAGCTCCCTGTATATATGGATTAGCTCCGCTTGTCTCAATGTTTATCCTACTATCGGCCGTTGTGTTTTCAGAACTAATACGACCTGCTACCATCTGAGCGCCTGTAAAGTTATTACCTCCTGCCAAATTTGCTTTTAAGGCTAATCCTGCGTTAACCCAATTTGCATCGGGTATTTGTCTGTCTGTGAAAGAACTTATTACAGGCGTTCCATCTGCGCTTCCGTAATAAAGCAATTTATTTGCCTGTGTGCTTCCTGTATATGCAATTCCGTTGCTTAAATTTGGAGTGTTGAAAGAAAATGTAATAAAATTAGTTGCAACGTTTCCTTCAAAACGACCTTGTGAGCCAAATACAGTACCGCCGTTTGTTCTTATGTGTCCTAAATTCGTATAAAATCCATTCTCTCCAAAACCTACTTTAGATTCAAAAGTTCGATTGCTTTCAAAGCCATTGCCTGATACTTCAGAAGGAACTGTCTGAATAATTTTTTCAGTCATATTATTTCCTGAAGCGACTGTAACCTGATCTAATGTAGGCACACCGCTCAACCCTGAAATATTATAGCTTATTAATTCCATAGTATTTGAAAACCTCTTAAAACAAGCAACAGAACCTACTGCCATAGTAAAATTGCCCGAAGTTGGGAATTTAAAAGGCATCAGGTTAAAATCATCTACATTGGCGTTTAATACGAATGTTGTTGTAGAGCCGTTCTTAATCCAAATCAACTGTCCGTCATATTCTAATGTATTAGGCAGTCCTGTTGTCTGAACTCCGTCAATAGATACCAAAGCGTTATTAACTATGTTATAAGCGTTAGTGAAGTCTGTAATAGTTAAAAACGTATTGCTACCTGTGATATTTTTAGTAGTCCAGCCGAATGATTTCTTTGTGATGTAGTCAGCACCTATGATAGGCTCTGTTGGTTCTGATATTGTAGAACCGTTTACGAATATAGTCGTAAGCTCAATAGCTCCTAATGGAATCTGTGGCTTTAATGCGTTTCCGTCGGTAGATATAACTCCTGCCGTAACAGAGAATGAATTATCATTTGGTTGTGTGTGAAAAACATAAAATCTACTGCTACCGTCTGGTAAATCTTCAATAGTATATTCGTATTCCTGCAAGTTTCCATATTGAACACCATCCTGCGACCAACTCCAAGCCGTGTCAGCCGTAAAAACTCCGTCTGTCAATTCGAAAGTGCCTAAAGTTATAAATCCGTTTGGAGTTTGGCTCATTATGGATTGCGGTCTGAACCCGAACATCTTTTGCGTTACTCCATTTTCATCTATTACGGCAACAACCGTTAGAACATATCCGTTTGGTATATCCTCCGCTCTCGTGTTTTCAACGTCCTGGTGTTGTGTTATTAGCCTAAAATTGTAAAGATAAGTAGCTTCTAACCTGTTCTCGGCTTCATTTACTACATAGACTTTACCATTCTGTCCTACATAAGTATTTGCAGGAAACACATCGGAAAGAGATTTAAAAAACTGAGCTGTAGGAATCCCCCCCCCTGATCCTCCATATCCTATAAAGTAACCCAATGTTTCTAAATAGTCATAAACTTGCGTAGATGTAGTAAATCCTGATACGTCAGGCTCTCCTCCGAAAGTATCTGTAACAGTTATATCAGATGGATGTATTTCTTGATTTTTTACCAAAGGCGCACCGTTTCTTGTTTTAAAATGAAGCACTATTTCGCCTGTTCCAAGATTTTGAAACGCTGTAAGATTAGGATTGTTATCTGTTGTAGACTGAACACCGTCTAAAATATGTTCAAACAGATTTTCTGATACCCTATTTATGATTAATTCTGCCATTATAATGTAAGTGTTATTGTTAAGACTTCTGATTGAAATGTGTTGTCTGTTGATCTCAATGATACTGAAATTAAATCACCTGCAAATCCTACTATATTTCGTGAAACAGAGCCGTCATTTACTTCGGTTGTTTCAATTGGATTAGCTCCGTTTTTCTGCGTTATCATAACTATGTTTACGCCGTTATAGTAAGACTGCGTATAATCAATCGTTATTTTCCATCTGTTTAAATTTTGATTATAAACAGCAGTTACGCCTGCAATGGTATTCGGCACATCTACCTCAAATTCCAATACGTTTGAAATTATTTCTTCTACTGGTGCTTTGATGCGTAATTTCATCTGCGTACCCATAGGATAAGGCAAATTATAATACCCTACGCCTGTTTCATCTACTAATTGCAAAAACGGACTTTCCTCAAACCAATCTACACCGTTTGTAGAATTTTCCACAATTAAATAAGACGGTTCGAAATTAAACACGCTGAAATATAAAGCCGTGTTGTTATTATTCAAATCGGTTATTTGGTCAAATACTATTTTTGGCGTAATGTCAGGCAATGGTGCAACATATGTAGGATCGTAAACATCGCTATTATCGAATGACAAATCAAAATTAAAATGCACAAAGTTCTCCTGTGCCGTTAGCCTTGGAATCTCAAAAGCATTAAAAGGAAATGTTCTTATCAGGTTGAAATAAACGAAAGTATTTTTGAATAATGCTTTCAACTGCAATGCTAAATTTTTAGGTATTGGCAACATATCCCAAGTTTCATAATCTGAAAAAGTGGCTTCCACCGTTCTGCGCTGTCCTGTGCCTACTTCCGTATAAGACGATAATGTATCTTCAATATCCGACTGCCAATAAAAAACAGTCAATTGGGTTGAAAGCATCGTATCGGTTATGTTGTCACGATAATCTATCCTCGTTGTCTTTTCTGCATCGTAATTAGTGATACAAAACACGTTTGAATACCAAGTGTCGGCATATGCTTCCGAACCTTCTAATAATTGATTCACTTCTAAATAAACCAATCCCGTACCCAAGTCTGGCAAATCAGTCAAGCTCCATTCAATTTGAGAAACTCCGTCATTATCTTGATAAACACGCTCGATCATAAAGTTTTCGCTTATGTCCGTGCGCTGTTCTCCGCACAAAGAAACAGCAAAAACTGCCCAATCTTCTAATTCTATTCCGTCAGGTACATTTGTAGCCTGAATGTATTTCAATTCATTTTCAGCAAGCAGTTGTATTCCCCGATGCTCAAATATTGAAGTATTTGGCGAGTACCGTGTAGATAAAGCTTCTTCTTTGGAGTGGTATAGGTTTATGAAATTCATCTATCTTTTTTTAATCGGTGAATAACATTCATTTTTATTACCATTGAGAATACCATAATAACCAATAAAATATAATTGTTCTTATTATTAATGAACAATTGTGTCCTGGTCAAAGTAGGATTTCGCCAAGCGTAATCAGATATTTTATACCATAGAAAAAAACTTATAAGCACCAATATAATGATTGAAGCTTTTAATACAGTTATAGATACCTTGTATAAATTATCTCTTGTTTTATTATATTCTATTTTCATTGTTCGCTTATTGGGTTTAGCCAATTGATCAACTGGCTTTTGTTTGCTGGCAAAGTACCGTTAAAACTGATGTTATTGAAAGATAATCTGTTATACATAAGTTTTCCGTTTTGATCCTTGATGTAAAAGTAATTATCTTTTATCTCATATCGTAATTTTTCTACCATATATTCGCCACCGTTCAATGAAATAAAAACATTGCTTTGGTTAGTGTTTATATCCAAAATAGACTTTTCATACTTCTTTTTGCCTATTAAGGTAACTGTTCCGAGGCTTCCAGCATTCTGTCTGAATTTCATATCCTGAACGTATAGTTTAACAGGATTACCGTCAGGATCGAACGCACGAATATAACCACGTTGGGAGCTTCTGACCTTCTGCATAATATCGTAATACTTATCAAACCTGATTAAGAATTGAACCGTAACTATTTTTGGAGAAAGCAACGGATTTTTAGGCACAAAGTTTTCGCCCTCTTTCACTGTTACTCCATAAATAGTGGTAATTAAATCAGGATTGTTTTTATAAAGTGTGTTTATGTAAGGCTTGTTTGATTGGTATAAATTAATAGTGGCTAAATGATGCCCCCAATTTTGCAATGTCAATCGGGTAGGAGTAAATCTTAAATTTGCATAGCTTTCAGGGTTTAATATTCCTGTAATCTGTGCAAAATCTTGATTAGTCCAAGCGATACCATCAATATCTGCTGTTTTAATGAAGTATTGGAAGTTGGTATATCTAGAACCGTTATCATCTGAAGAATGCTGGTCAGGGCCATTGTGAACCAATACTACATAATTTGAAGCTACTTCTGTTACCGTCCAATATCCTTGATTTATCTGCGTTGGGTTTGTGGTTATTAAAATAGTATATCCCACTTTAATACCAAGCAATATCCAATTAAAACTGCCTGTATTTGTAAGTGTAAGGAGTTGCGTGTCATCATCAAAACTGTGCATTAATAAATCTGTTTCAGAAAAAGCAAATTCATTTTGAGTTATTTTTGATTTTGGAAAAACGTCTAACAAGTATTTTTTATCATCATCTTGAGTTGCCGTGTTGTCGCTTGTTCTGAATGACTTTACACGAACAGCTTCAAAAGAAAAGGGATCGCGTATCAGGTTTACTTTTACTTCTTTAGTCGATGAAACGTTTTGGTTTGGAGATTTCCATTGGGCTTCTCCGTGAACTCCATCGTAAGTGTTTGCAGTGTCGTTTTCTTTCTGTGATTGGTAATTGTCATATTTGAACTCAAAAAGATTTATTCCAAATTCAGGATTAAAATTGTCGCTGTAACCTTCGAAAACCATTTTTTCACAGGCATATATCTCACGGTTAGCAATAAAATCCTCATCATTACCTATAAATATAGTTCCGTCATTCTGAATCTCATAATCAAAATGCTGTTCAGGAAACCAATCATTTATGTATTTCCAAGTTATGTTAAAAGGTTTTCCATCAAGGCTTCTTAACAAATTACCGTCAAAAATAAACTGATCATATAAATAACCGCCATATTCAGCTCTTGGAAAAGATACGTTAGCTAATCCTGCTGATTTTGCAACCTGTTTTACAACATCTATAAGCCTTAAGCCGTCATTAACCGTTGCATAAGATACCTTAGTTCCTGTTATCTCTATTTTCATAGATGAAACAGTAGTGTTTAAAAAGTAAGTTGTGTTCTGCGTATCCGTTAAGATATAGAAATAAATATATAGCCGGCTACCTCTTGGAACAGTAAGATTCGGAAAGGTGTATTCTCCGTTAACGATTGACTGCTCAAAGTTTTCAGGCGTGTTATCGAAATCAAAACCGAATACCGTATAGCTTGCGTAATCATCAGGATTTTGATCAGGTCTGCCTATTGCGTATTTAAGTCTTATATATCCATAACCGAAAGGATAAGAAGATGCTGTTTCTTTTGTCTTTACTGAAAGTTCAGATATTTTAAGGGTAACATTTTTTAACGTGTCAACTGCTTCAATATATCCAAAATCCTGCCTATTTCCAAAACCTTGAATATAAGAAAGAGTGTTATCAATGCCGTATGAATCTACGCTATTGGCGAAATTAAAATATTGCGTTCTAACTCCACCTATACCCCCCGTTGTAGCTAATTTACTTTCTTTTTGGCTAAATTTAGACTGCTGTACTTCGGGTTTTGAAGGATTCAATATCTTCTTTTTCTGAACCGGCTGTATCACGTTTCCGTTTATATCCAAAGATGAAAAAACATTAACGTTGGCTTCAGCATTCTTTTTTATCTTTGAAAATTCCTGATCTAAAATAACATCAACTTTAATAAGTCCGTAGGTATTGTTATCTGAAGTAAATATATCCAAATTTCCTATTGGTAATATTGTACCTAAACCGTTGTAATCTATTTCTAAATTAACTACCGCTTCAAATCCCTGAACCTCCACAGTATTTTGCAAAGGCTCAAATATTTCAGGATGCGCCATTTTAGAAAACGTAAATTTACCTGTACCGCCCGCAAAAAGCGTATCTACTCCCATACGCCCTTCTTCTTGGATAATGGCAAAGTCAGCACCATCAAATCCGACAGGTTCAGCTTTAAACTGAATCCTGCCCAAATCAGGTCTGCTTATGAAGTTTAAGTAAAATTTAGATCTTGCCATTAGTATTTTTTAATCTTGAAATTAACACGGTCGTTGAAACTTTGTGAGTTATCGAATAGTTCCTCAAAAAACTCTTTAGCTCCCGTTTTTGTAATAGATGCGCCTTTATATCCTCCGTCTGACTTGCTGTTTCGAATATCGCTTCTCAAGGCTTTTATTTCTGATGCAATATCTGAATTATCGCCATTAAAAACAACATTTGAAAGCTGTGATTTAGCCATTTCCGAGTGCATCGAAATCCCGTTTTCAGACAATAATTTATCTAAATAAAAATCGTGCGATTTGTAAATCTTGTCGCCTTTTTCCAAGTACCTTCTGTTTGCTCCTTTCGTGCTTCCTGTTGACTTTATATTCCCTTTGCTATCTGTATGTACTTCTGGGCGTTTTTCATCGACTACAGCCCAACCTTCAGGTGCGTTCATTGTTCCTTTCCAAAATTCAGGCAAAGGCTGTGATGCAATAAGGGCAATTTGTGCCGCCCCGATAACCCCTGCTAAAACAGATAAAGCGATATTAGGCAGTGCAGCAACTACCGCCTGTGCAGTATTTACGACTGCATTAAATATTGCCAATTCTCGTGTAGCTTTAGCTTCTTTTATCCTTACCTCTCTTTTACGGTCTTCATACTGTTTATCTATTTCTGCCTTTGCTGAAGCCGAATCTCCTGCGTACAAAACATTTAAATCGTATTCTCTTTTTAATCTTGCATATTGGTTGTCAAAATAGGCCTGACTATTTTGGTTCAGGAAATTAACAGCTTCTTGTGCTATTTCTGTAATTCCTAAAAATGTAGTTTTGAAATCTTCTCCGAATCCTGTTAGTTCTTCATTTAGAAATTTAAATAAAGTAGGGAATCCAGCATCACTAAAAAATCCTGAGGAAAAAGACTTAATCCATTCATCGGTTGCTTCCTTAAGATCTTTCATTTTCTTTTCAATAGGTGTCAGTTCCTCTTGAAAAGCCTTAAAACCTTCTTTTGTAAGTCCTAATCCCGCTAAATCAATTTTTAATCCTTCTCCATCGAATTTAGCTCTGTACTCATAGTATTTGTCTAAATAGTCTTCTTTTAATTTTAGTATTCTTTCCTCAGAAGTTTTTGTAGTTTTTAATATTTTCTCATTATACGCTTCGTAAGCTGTCTGTTGATCCAAAAGGTAATTTTTATTGACCTGTTCTAATATTTTTGCGTTTCCTTTCGCTTCAATTACCCTTTCATCGTAGTTCTTTTTGGCGAGCCTTAATTCCTCGTTTAATTTGTCGGTATGTATTGCCAATTCCTGTTCGGTAAGATCAGATTCTAAAATCAATCTCTGTCCTAGATATTCTTTTTCATCTTCCATTAATTCCTGTAAAGAATCTTTCTCTGATTCTCTACGCATCAATCTTAAAGCATAATCATTTTTAGCATATTCCTCACGCAATTTAGCAAGCATATCGGCAAGCCTTTTGTTTTCGGCTATCTGCTCTTTTGTTAATTCTAATGTTGCCTTTTCTTTTGGATTTACTTCTTCTAATATTTTAGATATAGCTTTTAATCGTCCTTCCCTAATTCCTATTTGAAAATTAAGGTTTTCAATAGCTTTTTCGTTTTTTACATATTGGCTTTCTTCTCCTAATAAATCGCTTAAAGGGTCTGATCCCTGACCTTTGGATTCAAGGTCTTTTTGCTGTTGCGTAAGCTTGTTAAGCTCTTGCATTTTTCTAAATAATGAAGCTTGTTCTGAATTTTGCAATTGCAATGCCAAACTTCTTCGTGCTTCTAAATTACCAATAACCTCAAGGTCTGAAATAAGCTCATCATAGCCTTTTGTTGATCCTGCCGTGTTTCTATCCTGAAGTAAGGAATCTCTTGATTGTATAAGTAGCCTAAAACCGTTTAAAGCTCCGTTTAACCCTGAAACAATAGAACCAAAAAACTTTGTAACAACTCCGTCTCCGCTATTCAGCTCTCTTATAAATTCAGTCCAAGTATTTGAAAGCCTTGATGTTTCTGCGTTTAGGGTTTCAACTCTCCTTATATTTTCAACTCCGTAAGCTTTTTCAAGTTCTTTTGCAAACGCCGGTAAAACTTCGGCTGCTAAAACTTTTCCGTCTTTCAGCATTTTATTAAGCTGAATTTCGGTTACATTCATAGATTTAGCCAAAATACCAAATGCACCCGGCAAGCGTTCTGCCAGCTGACCTCTAATTTCTTCAGCTTGTACCGTTCCTTTTGAAATCATCTGTTGCAGAGCCAAGAAAGCTCCTTCTTGCTGTTCTACAGATAATCCCATAGCACCCGAAGCCTTTGATACGCTTTCAAAAATGTCATTTATCTGCTGTGCCGAAATAGCACCCGAATCCAAAGCATTTTTAGACGCTGCATAAAATCCTGTATATGATTTAGTAAGTCCTACTAACTCAATACCGTATCTTTCTGAAATATCAGCTAAAAAAGCTTGTGATTTAGCGGCGGCATCTGAACTACCCATGACTTGCTTTAAAGCCAAGTCCATTCCCTGAAGTTGTTTTGTGGTTTCGAATATGTTTTTAGAAACCATTGCTATTGCCGTAACACCTCCGACAATACCGAAAGCACCCAATAGGTTTTTGATACCTCCAACCGCTTGCATTGGGTAATTACCAACGTTTCTGTTAAACCTGCCTACTGCTGTATCTGCCTGAAGAACACGCTTATTTAATTTGTCAAATTCAGATTGAGCGGTTTTTAATTCACGATTATATTCTCTTTGAGTTTGAGTAGCTGTCTTTCCTCTTGCTATTAAATCCTGAACACGTCTTGAAGATTCGTTTTGTTTTGCCGAAAGCTCTAAATAAGCACTTCCAAGAACTCTTAAAGACTGCCTTCTCCTTGCTAATTCCTGCGTGTTTTCTTCTCCTGCAATTGTAAGTCGAGCCGTAGCTACGGTTAAAGCATTGGCCACCCTTGTACGCTCTTTTTCAAGTGCGGTTAATTCAGATGTTTTCGATGCTGTATTTGCAGAAGAACCCCCGACATTTTTATTCCCATTGAAATTTAATCCTGTCTTGTTAACGGCAAGTATTTCTTGGTGTATTTCCTTTATAACCGCAAGATTGTCCTTTAGCTGTCGCTCGGCTTCCCTTGATATAAAATCATCAATTGCGTTTGACATTGTTCTTTGTGTTTTGTTGTTTTTGTGCTTCAGCTAATATCCTGCATTGTTCCTGCATTTCGATCCATTCCAATACTGATGTTTTTTTTGAATCAATTTTGTATGGTAGGTTTAAAACCCTTGTTACGCTTAATATTTGACTTTCTAAAGAAGATGTTTCTTTTTCTTCCTGTTCTTCTTCTATTTCAGATTCAAGTAGCCTTATCTTCGTCTTTATTCCTTCTAAACGGCTTTCTATAGCATTTACTTGATCTATTAAGTTTCTGTCTGATTTTATATTGTAGTTCCATTTCTGCAGGTCAGAAACTAATTCCATAAGGGCATCACGTCCCAATGCAGTTTCAAAGTTTTTTATTGACCATATTATGAAATTAACAGATTCAAACTTATTGGCTAAAATCATTATCTTATCTGCTACAGCTAATTTATTAGATACCTTCTCATTTTTCGAAAGGCTATAATATTCCTCTAAAAACGTTTTCTTTACTAACTCCAATCCTTCAATTTCTAAAAGATTTTCTGTGAAATATTTGAGGTCGTTTGTTTCGTAGTATTTGTGGAAATTCCATAAAGGCATTTCTTCGCAAGTAGCGTATATCTTAACCGAGGTTTCTTTTAATGAATTTTTCAAGATCAGGTTTTATTATTTCGTAGTTAACGTATTTTTCGTTTTGGTCTGTAAGTCCGAATATATTTGTTCCGTAATTTTCCTGAAGCTCCGAACTTTTTGAATCGGTAGAGTAAATATTAAAAGGTTTTCCGTATCCATTAAATTTAATCCTGAAACCGTTGTAAAAATCTCCTGTGTCAAATAATGTAACGTGATTAAATATCTTTCCTTCCGAACGCTTTATAAGTCTTGTAAATGGGGAGTAAGTCGGGAATATTCTTTGTCCGTCAGAATCAATACCTTTATTGTAAAGTTGTGAATCTCGGTTTAAATTTAATATTTCTTCTTCGTTCTGCCTAATTATTCTATGTGATTCTTTAGGTAATTCAGAAATGACACGCTCCATTTTCTGTATGTAATCGTAAGCTGTCATAATGTAGTTTTTTTGCTTAATCAAGGGATTCGAACCCAAAACACACCGACTGAATTAAAATAAAGGGGCGTTTTTGTTTTACCGCCCCTTATTGTGGTATTTATAACACTACTGTTGTAGCTACATTTGATTTGTACATTCCTGCGCTGTCAAGCAAAATAATGTTTGCGTTAAGCGTAGAATCATACAGCCTTCCTGTAATCACATCGCCTGTCGTTACCTCTGGAATCGTTACCGTATAACGTCCTTCAGTCCCAACAGTAGGGACTAAATTTGTAGCGGTAATGGTTGCTCCGTTTTCAGTAAACAGAAGGTCCGCCAAAGTAAGTCCCTGCAATCCTACAGGCTTATTATTTGCCGTTGCATCAATAGTGAATACTAACGATGTTGCGCCTGTTGCCGGAGCAGTCAAGGTCATTGTAGTATCGTTGTATCCGTCAAGGTCTTGGTCTGCCGTGAAATCCAAGTTTTCTGCCGTAATCCACGCAGCGTTATTGTCGAAGTTCGATCTGCTTACCTGAACTGTTACAGTTTCGCTGTTTTCGTTTCCGATAACATAAGCACCAACTGAAAACAACTCTAACGATAAACCTCTTAAATTGCCCTGTCCGTCTTCTGCTCCAAGCATATTCCCGGCAGTATCAAATAAAAGGATATCATAGCTGTTTGAAGATTCCAATTTATTCAACGCTTTATGGAAATAAAGGCCTGAATTAAAAGTGAAAACCCACATATAAGGAGCTTTCAAGTTTAGGTTTTGGATTCCTGTAGCTTCGTAAGTCGTATACGTGTTTTCAGGCGTGTTATTAGTCATAGACTTAACACCTGGGATGATGATAGCAACGCCTGTCTGCGCCAATTCTTGAATATACTCAAGGTTGAAGTCTGTTTCAGGCGGGATTCTAAAGCCTTTTTGCAAAAGCACCAATGTAGTAGGCACTTTTAAATCAAACTTGCAGAATCTTGAACCTGTTCCCATAAGTTCCGCTGCACCGCAGGAAACTCTGTTTAATATTACATTGATTAATGCCATATCAGATTATGTTTTTAGATTTTAAAAAATTAATAACTCTTTTGTCGTTGTGCTTGAATGTTTCGCCTACTTTATAGGTTTTATCCTGTGTAGGGAATTCTTTAAGCACTTTAAACGACTTTAATTCTTCTTTCGCTGGCTTTGTAGCCGTTTTATTTTCTTCTGTCGCCATAGCTTTAGAATTTAATGTTGTTGTTAATGCAGTTTCCATTAATGGTAATCGTTGTTGAGAATCGTATAGCATCCCAAATATCAACCGTTTTATTCGCTTTTCCGTCACCGTAGTTCATAAACTTTTCAATCTTGTACTTTCCGTCCCAATCAAAAATACCTGCCCTGTAAAAAGCTTTTTCGATATTTTCTAATAATGGGTTGAGCACATTTCTATAACTCATCGCATATCGGTTGGAATTTAACAATTCAGTCTGCGTGTTTCGGGTGGCGAGTATCAATACTAAATTAACTATTGTATGATTCGCCCTGCTGTCCTGATCATCTGAATTTGAAACTTGGTAAATCAAAGGATATGCACTTTTTGAATCTTTAGCCATAGCTATCAAAAACTTATTCAAGTGATCGTCATTACCTGATTCGTACTGCGGTTTCAATCCGTCAATTTCAGGAAGCTGTGAAAAAACATTAGTCAACCTTTCTTCTACGATTATCATAATCCAAAACGGTTTTTTGGTTGATAGCCTACGAAATACTCAACAGAATAATCATCAGGAAAAGCTTTTAGGTAATCAATAAGCGAAGCATACGTTTTATTTCTGTAGTTCCCTAAATCCCACCCCTCGAAGTAAAAGATAGGCTGTAAGAAACGATAATCGCAGTTAAATGAACCTTGATACATTTCTATAAAGCTGTTCCAAACCTCTACTATCTTTTCAGTAGGATTAACAGAAATAGAGTTTTCAGCTTTTGAACGCTCCATACCTACGCCCGTGTAATATGATTTATCATTTTCAAGGTATTTGCAGAATACGAAAGACGCAATAAGCGGTTTTAAACCCTCCCACACTTTGTTTTCATATTCTTTACCGTTGATCAGGTCAAACCAAATACCTGACGTTTGCGATTGATTATCAATTAGCGTGTTGTACTGCTCGATTCCTAAAACATCTACCAGCAATATTTTCTCATACTTATCAATAAAGGATTGCAGGTTATCTACAGCAGTTGGCGTGTTCGGGTTGATACTCGGAACGGCAACGCTATTCGGGATAAATAACTCTCCTGATTTAAAATAGTCTGATGTTAATATTGCTGGCATTTGTCTTTAGTTTACTCTTTTACTTTTTCCGCTAAACCTTGCTTAATTAAAGCTTCTGCTTTGATTCTGTGTGGTGAATACACTTTACCAGCTTTCTGATAGACTGTATCTTTCAAAAGTTTTACTTTTACTCGGTCAGCATATTTGATTACTGTTTTCTTTTTAGCATTTTCAGTGATCATTGCTTTTGCATCAAAAGCCGTTCCTTCAGCGTTTTGGTCTTCAGCTACTTTTTTAGCCTTTTCTTTATTATCAGCCATATGTTTAAAATTAAGGTGTTACAACTAAATCGTCTTGGATGTCTGAAATATCCCCATAAAGGATTGAACCAGCATCAGAACCTTTGATATAAGTTCCCAAGAACGCTTCTAATTTTCTTGATACCAAGTTTTTAGAGAAGTCATCGTTTTCGTAACCTTCATCATACATAATATTCTCTGCGAATACTACATTGAATTTTTTCAAGTCACCAACTACAATAGCATCATCTGCAATCTTGTTAGAGAACTTAACGTTAACAGACCCAACTCTTGTACCGTCAGGAGAAACGAAAGGAGCTACAATGTAGCGGTTTTCTAAATCTTTAATACCTGCCATTTTTGCCATCCAAACCGTATTTAATACCGCTGTGATCTGACCTTTAAAGTTAGACAATCTAATTCTGGTAGCCATAGCCATAATAACATCATAAATGTTTGGTGCTTGGTAGTAACCAGCTAAACCAGCAGGAACAATAAAAG